AAGTATCATGGGGCGATGCTAAGACAGGATTAAAAGTTAAAGCAAATGACAGAGGTGCAGTTAAAAGTTTTGTAGCACGCCACAAGTGCAAGCAAGCAAATGATAAAACAACTGCTCGTTATTGGAGTTGCAGAACTCCACGTTACAAGGCTTTAGGAGTTAAAGGCGGACAATGGTGGTAAAACCTTACGAGGAAACCCAAGTCGCACCTAACATTAAACAAAGAACATTTCGAGAAGACGCAGATAACAGTGACCTTTGCTGGCACCGTGATGCTGAGGATCGTACAGTTCGTGTGTTAGAAGGTGCAGGATGGAGTCTACAGTTAGACAACCGTTTACCTATGGCACTAGTGCCTGGCAGAGATTACTTTATCCCTGAACGAGTATATCACAGACTTATCAAAGGCAAATCAGACCTTACAGTTGAAATAACTCAACATATTAGTTGACACTTCTCCCACATACATATATAATAAAGCAATAATCAACAAGGAGTACTCACATGAGTGACAGAGTTTTCGGGCCTGAAGAAAAGGCAAAACTAACACAACTAGTAAATGAAGGCATTACTGTAATGCAGGAAGTTGATGACCTTAATGACGGTCTTAATGACACAATCAAAGCCATTGCAGAAGAAATGCAGATTAAGCCAACAGTGCTTAAAAAAGCATTGCGCACAGCATACAAAGCAGACTTTGAGAAGCACAGTGATGAATACAGTGAACTTGAAAACATCTTGGCTACTGTAGGCAAAATCTAAGTGCAAAAAGTAAAACAGTTTTGGATCAATAGTTACGCCAGCGATAAGACGGCATTCTACTTTGAACTTGTTAGTTTCATTTTCACAGTAGGCGCTAGTCTTACACTGGCTGTTAATGCTTATGATCCAGACATGAGCATTGTATATCCGTTCTTTTTCATTGGTAGCACAACACAATGTTATGCTGCATATAGACGAGGAGCAGCCTGGGTTATGATGCTTACATTCTATTTTAGTTTAGTAAATGTATTTGGATATGGGATAGCAGTCGGAGCATGGTAGATTATTACACACTTCACTGGAGTGACATTGTAGGACAATGCGGTATGTTGCTGCTTGTAGGCACATACTTTATGCTACAAACAGATCGTATTGATGCCAAAGGTTTTTGGTATAGTTTTTTCAATCTCGTAGTAGCAATACTATTAGGAATTAACTTGTATTTTAAGCCAGTTCTTGCTAACATAACACTAGAGATATTTTGGGCCACAATGAGTTGTTGGGGCATGTATAAATGGTATAAGGCTAAACAATGAGTTATGTAGACGCATATTTTGACAGAGACAACGATCGTATTCATGTTGTAGAGCGTGTAGATGGTAAGCGAGAGTATCGCGAATACCCTGCCAACTATGTGTTCTACTATGATGATCCACGTGGCAAATACAAAACTATCTATGACAAGCCTGTAAGTAGATTTGCAACACGCAATCGCAAAGAGTTTCAGCGTGAACTAAAAATCCAAGGCGGCAAAGGCATATGGGAAAGTGACATCAATCCTATATTCCGCTGTTTAGAAGAAAACTATCTAAACGCAGATGCTCCTAAACTACAAACTGCATTTTTCGATATTGAGGTAGACTTTCACCAAGAACGAGGTTATAGTAGTCCTGAGGATCCTTTCAATCCTATCACAGCAATCTCAATATACTTGGACTGGACAGATCAACTAGTCACGCTGGCTATTCCGCCAAGTGGTATGACAATGGAAACTGCTACAGACTTGTGCAAGCGTTTCGACAATACATACTTGTTTACCAGTGAAGCAGAAATGCTTGGTGTGTTTTTGGACTTGCTAGAAGATGCAGACATTGTAAGCGGATGGAACAGTGAAGGATATGATATTCCTTACACAGTAAACCGCATTACTCGTGTGCTTAGTAAAGATGACAACAGGCGTTGGTGCTTGTTTGGTCAACTGCCCAAGAAGCGTACATTTGAACGCTTTGGTAAAGAAAGTGTGACATTTGATCTAGTAGGACGGGTGCATTTGGATTATATGCAACTGTATCGCAAATACACCTACGAGGAGCGTCACAGTTATACACTAGACAGCATTGGTGAACATGAACTAGATGAACGCAAGGTTGCATATGAAGGCACACTAGATCAGTTATACAATCAAGACTTTGAAAAGTTCATTGACTATAACAGACAAGATACTGCACTGTTAAACAAACTGGACAAGAAACTACGCTTTATTGACCTAAGTAATGTGTTGGCTCATGAGAACACTGTGCTACTAATGACTACTATGGGTGCTGTTGCTGTGACAGAGCAGGCTATTATCAATGATGCACATGCTCGCGGTATGGTTGTTCCCAATCGCAAAAACAGAGATGGTGAAAGCACTACTGCAGCAGGTGCGTATGTTGCATATCCCAAGAAGGGATTGCATGACTGGATTGGTGCTATTGATATTAACAGTCTGTATCCTAGTGTTATTCGCGCACTCAACATGGGTCCTGAAACTGTAGTAGGACAACTGCGTCAAACAATGACTGAACATGCAGTGCGCACAAAGATGGCAGAGAAGAAGAGCTTTGCTGACGCATGGGAAGGTGAGTTTGGATCAAAAGAATACCAAGCAGTTATGAACATGGAGCGTGGCACCGAGATTACTATTGATTGGGAGAACGGTGATGAAGATACGCTGAGTGCATATGATGTATGGCGACTAGTGTTTGACAGTAATCAGCCATGGACGCTTAGTGCTAACGGAACTATCTTTACATATGAACGCAAAGGCATTATCCCTGGCTTGCTTGAACGCTGGTATGCAGAGCGTAAAGATATGCAAAAAGAATTAAAACGAGCAAAGGATGAAAAAGGTGATGTTGAATATTGGGACAAGCGACAGTTGGTTAAGAAGATTAATCTCAATAGTTTATATGGTGCTATTCTTAATCCTGGGTGTCGTTTCTTTGACCATCGTATTGGGCAATCCACAACTCTTACTGGAAGGTGCATCAGCAAGCGAATGGCTGAAACAGTTAATAGTCTCCTTACAGGAAAGGAAGATCATATAGGCGATGCTATTGTCTATGGTGATACTGATTCGGTATACTTTAGTGCTTGGCCTATGATGCGCGAAGATGTAGAAGCAGGTAGGCAAGAATGGACAAAAGAGATTGTTGCACAACTCTATGATGGTATTGCAGATCAGGTTAACTTAGAGTTTCCAGTGTTTATGGAACGTGCTTTTCATTGCCCAAGAGCTAATGGCGAGATCATTAAAGGCGGCAGAGAGATTGTTGCAACTAAAGGTCTATACATTACAAAGAAGCGTTATGCAGCATTGATCTATGACTTAGAAGGTTTCCGTTTAGATACAGATGGCAAGCCAGGCAAAGTAAAAGCAATGGGACTGGACCTCAAGCGCAGTGACACGCCCAAGGTTATGCAGGACTTTATGAGTGAACTACTATTGGATGTACTAACTGGTAGCCAGCGTGAAGAGATTATTGAAAAGATCAAAGAGTTTAAGAATACCTTTCACGAGCGTCCAGGCTGGGAAAAAGGCACACCCAAGCGTGTCAACAACTTGACCAAGTATGCAGCAGAAGAAGCAAGACTAGGCAAAGCAAACATGCCTGGACATGTGAGAGCAGCAATGAACTGGAATAACATGCGTAAGATGAATGGCGACAAGTATAGCCAAGAGATTATGGATGGTGCTAAAACTATTGTATGCAAACTTAAAAGCAATCCTCTGGGTTGGACCAGTATTGGCTATCCCACAGATGAAACACATTTGCCACAGTGGTTTAAAGACTTGCCATTTGATGACAGTTTGATGGAAGCAACTATTGTAGATCAAAAGATTGACAACTTGCTCAGTGTTCTCAAATGGGATCTTAAAGGTGCAACACAAACTGCAAACACATTTGATGATTTATTCTCCTTTGAGTAATATACGCATATAAATACAACTGGAGAACGTCGATGAAACTTGTAGATAAAATGATTTTGTTTAGTCGCTTTTTGCGCAATAACAAAGACCGCAAGTTGCAACTCGACGAACTATTAGCAAGCAATAAAGATTATTTCCAGGAACAAAGCAGCTATTGGCGCGACAAATCCTTGTACAATGAACTAGGTTCTGCATTGGACGATATGCAGCGTATCAATGATGAATATAACAGTTCATTAGGCAAAGTTGATAGAAAGATCAGTGAACTACTTAGAGAACAAGAACTTGTAGTGCTACGCAGAGATTACGACACATACGCCACAAAAGAACGTACTCTTGAACTAATGCAAGAACGAGCATTAAAAGATAAAGAGTTTATTAAAGAGATATCCTCAGATGTAGGCTATTACAGCGACTGGCGTTGGGCGGGCATTGAACTTAATCCTAGCACAGGATCGCTTACAGAAAGTATGCTTGCATGCGATCCATTGTATCTATACACAGGAAACATTGCAGACACAGATAGCATACGCAGCAAGTTTAACAGTTTCTTTGCAGACAAACGTTTAATGATTTACGAT